AGACGAGAGCAAGTTCATGATAGGGCTGTTCGATACGACTGAGGGGCATAAGTTTGGTGTCTGGAACGGGATGATCGACGACAAGAATCCCGAGAATGAAGGACTTCCCAAGAAAGCCTGGGGGCTTCTAGGTTGGCCTTACTCAGCGATGCAGATACTTCGGGAGACCTACCTAACTGAACATACTGAGGCATTCAATCTAGCTTTAGAGTTAACCCCGCATGAGACTTTCCAGATGGATTACTACTACGACGTAGCGGACTTCGAAAGTTACCGTGAGCTGGTATCCAAACACTTCAAAGCATCATTTTGAACTGAGGACGGGGCATTGGAGGATGGAGATGTTTGAACCTTATATCATTCAGCATGGATTCAAGAATCTAGACTTCTTCATCGCGACACCACTCGCGCGAGATTGGTACGATCCTCCCAAAGGTTATGCGCTCCTAGAATACCAATGGGTGATAGAGAACATTCCCCTCAAGGGGAAAGTGGTTGTAGACGGGGGTTGCCATCACGGGCATTATTCCTTGGTGTTAGCGAAGGAACATCCCAGGAGACTGGTCATGGTGGATCCTCATATCCAGAACCTGGACGTGGCCGAGGTCAATCTATTCTTGAACTGTCTTCACAAAGGAATGAGTCTCAGATGTGCAGCACTCTGGAATCAGACCGGGAAAATCAACTACGACGGGCAGTCCAATGGATCGATTTCATTCGGGCAGGGGATAGAGATTGATTCCATTCGACTGGCAGATCTTAACCCTAAAGTGGTGAAGCTGGACATCGAAGGGGCGGAATACATGGTCGTTCCTGATGGATTAGCAACCTGCAATGTGGACTCATGGATTATCGAGGCGCATTCAGGGAACCAGACTAATCCAAATGCGCAGGATAACCTAGCGAGGTTGTTGAAGGATGACGGCTACAAACTGGATTGGGTGAACCGAGAGAAGATGGTGGTTGAGCCATATCAATTGGGGACGATTTGGCCGGATCACAGTACGTTATTTGGGAGGCGATGATGGAAGATGCTGGGGTTATTCGGAGTCCATTGGATTTTCGTCCTCTGTTTGTTATTGATGATCCAACACGAAGACTGTCTCACTGTTTCTATTGCGGCACACCAGAAGAATATCTAGACGAGTTTCTGCATAAGGAGCATTATTACCCGAAATATCTTGGTGGTACAGATCACATTACTAATTTGATTCCGGCTTGTTCTGACTGCAATTATCGAAAAGGGCGTAAGCATCCCGCAGAGTTTGCCGAGGATCTCTACATGGACTTTTCTATGGCCCTAGATCGAATGAGGTGGCTTGTTGGAGCAGATATAGTCAATCAAATAGAACATCTCGTACGAGATGCCTGGCCCAACTTTGCGGAGAATCCACTTGATGAGAGTTAGTTCCATCGTCTCAGCCTACTATGCTGAACCCTACATCGAGGGACGTATTCTGAATCTCCAACAGCAGACCCTTCGCCCTCAGATCGTTATAGTGGCTCAAGAGAAGTCCGTAGAGGCAAAGATAGCCGAAGGAATGCTGAACGGCGAGGATGTACTGATCGACACTCCTGACATCCCTAGTATCTACGGAGCTTGGAACCTGGGCATCGAAGCTGCAAGAGGAGAATACATCACGAATGCGAATAGCGATGATCGATTAGCAAGTTATGCGATTGAGTTCTTAGCCTCCGCATTGGACCGGAATCCCAACCATGCAGTAGCCTATGCCGACGTGGACATTGTAGAGGACCTCACAGGAGGCTTTGACTTCGCTTGGAGAACAGGATACTTCCAATGGGCCGAGGGAGGATTCGATGAACTGATGAAGTTCTGTTTTCTAGGACCTCAGCCGATGTGGAGAAAATCCTTACATGATAAGTACGGTCCCTTCGATGCCTCATTCCAGAGTGCAGGAGATTACGAATTCTGGCTCCGACTTGCAGCGCACAATGAGACCTTCTATCACCTCAGAGAAGCGTTAGGGATTTACCTCCGCAGACCCGATCAAGCAGAGGCGAGATTCAACAGCGATGGAACGGCATGGAAAGAGATTGAGTTAGTCCGCCAAAGATACTCCTAGCAACACTTCTTGCATTCCCATGATTACCGTGCTACATTGATAACATGCAGGAAAGCCCCAAGGCTGCAAAAGCCTTTGATGATTATTACGCGCTAGGTCCCACACGCTCTATTCGTGTGCTTCACAAGACATACACAGAAGCCGCAACGAAATCCCCAACAACACAACTTCGCACCCTGGCTCAATGGTCTACCGAACATGGTTGGCAGCAGCGCGTCAAGGACCGAGACGCTGAGGTTGCCAAGGCGTATTTGGATAGGCTGAAGGAAACCGCTACCGAATCAGGGTATGCACTCTACTGGAAGCGCATTGCTGACCTCAACCAATTGGCCGAGCGGCTATTCTTACTGCTGACCATCCCAGGGGCATTATCGGCTAAGGCACTCAATCAGTACCGAGGATTGTTGGGTGACATTGCGGCAGAGATGGGCGAACGGGCACAGCACGTTGAAACAAGTACACAGGGAGAAATAATTGTCCGCGTCCAATACGAAAACACCCCTAGAGTTGACCGTCACCCTCAAGAGGCCCCACGACCGTCAGCTCCAGTTCATTGAATCACCCGCCAAGAGAAAGATTATCCGTGCGGGCCGTAGAGGTGGGAAGACCACCGGCGCGGCCATCCTTGCACTCCAGGGCTTCCTACAGGGAAGGCGTATCCTCTATGGCGCACCCACTCAGGAGCAGGTGGATAGGTTCTGGCATGAGTGCAAGATTGCTCTTCAAGAGACGATAGATCATGGGGTGTACTACAAGAACGAGACTAAGCACATCATCGAATTAGCAGGAACAGAGCAGAGGATCAGAGGAAAGACTGCCTGGAATGCAGATACCTTACGGGGTGACTATGCCGACCTCTTGATCTTGGATGAGTTCCAGTTGATGTCAGATGACACCTGGAACGAGGTTGGCGCTCCGATGCTTTTGGATAACGACGGGGATGCAGTGTTCATCTTCACCCAGAAGAGAGGCAAGCACCATTCCAAGGAACTGTTCAAGCGAGCCTCCGAAGATACCACGGGAAGGTGGGCGACGTTCATCTTCTCCTCTCTAGAGAATCCTCACTTATCCCGCGTGGCACTCTCAGAGATCGCCACGGATATGACGGAACTGGCATACAAGGCTGAAATCTTGGCCGAGGAAGTAGACGATGATCCTAGGGCTTTGTGGAATCGCGAGATCATAGATCGAGTGAATAAAATACCTGAACTTATCAGGATAGTAGTGGGCGTGGATCCCCAAGCAACTACAGGACAGACTGGTATTGTGGTTGCTGGAAAAGCGAAGATTGGGGAGGAGTATCATGCCTATGTCTTAGAAGACGCTACCCCTCCAGCAGGAGTCAAACCCGCTATATGGGGAAGTGCCGCAGTGGCGGCTTATCACAAGAACCAAGCCGACAGATTGATAGGTGAAGTGAATCACGGCGGAGATATGGTGGAGAACGTCATCCGCAGCGTTTCGGATGGTTCTGGTGTAGCGTATACTTCCGTTAGGGCTTCGCGAGGAAAGATGATCCGGGCGGAACCTATTGCAGCCCTGTACGAAAAAGGCCGCGTTCATCACGTCGGGGAACATTCTGAATTGGAAGACGAGATGTGCAACTGGGTTCCTGGGATTTCGGACTGGTCTCCAAATAGAGTAGATGCCTTAGTGTGGGCGTTGACTGATTTGATGATCGGCGGGGAGCCGCACTTCGCATGGGCGTAATCAACCTCGGGAAGATCAACGGGCAAGACTTCAAGGCCATCGTTTCTATTCCAGGTTGGCAAGCGGATAAGATATGGGAGCGGGATGAGACCTCCCTATCTGAACTAGCTAAAATCTACACCGCCTCTGTGTGGGCGTATGCCTGCATCACCTTAAGAGCGGATGCCCTAGCGGGGCTTGAGTGGGAAATCACTCCTTGGGATGATGAGGAAAGTCCTCTCAGCGACGACCATCCTCTAGTAACCCTCTTACATGAAGTCAACCCAGAGATGAACTGGAACGATCTAGCAAGATCGCTAGAGAACGATATGGATATCTATGGGGTGGCTTACTGGGAAAAGGTCAGAGGTGGACGTTCAGGTCAGCCCAAAGGCTTGATGCGCCTCAATCCCACCACGATGCAGCTCAAGGCAAATAGCACAGGCATTCAAGGATTCATCCAACGAGTACCGGGCGCACAGCAGTATGAGAGGTTATTCCAACGGAAGGATGTAGTCTACTTCCGAGAATATCATCCCTCGAACGACTTAGGGGGATTATCTAAACTATCGGTTGCGATGGCCGCCGCAAGTGCTGGGATTAATACCGCCGAGTACACTGCGGCGTTCTTCAAGAACTACGCCGTCCCTCCGTTAGTCTTTTCAACCGATCAGAACCTTGACGAGTCTACGCTAGATAAGCTGGTAGATTGGTGGAGGCGAAGATTCAGTGGAAAGAGCCAACAGCACAAGGCAGGCTTCACAACCCACGGAATGAAGCCGAACATCATCGGGTATCCCACGAAGGACTTAGCTTTGGGAGAACTGCTGAACGAAGTCCGTAGGGATATCTGTGCGGTCTTCCGAGTCCCTCCGGCCCTCGCGGGCGCGTGGGAGGCGGCGAACTACGCCACTGCCAAAGAGCAGATGCGCTTCCTTCAGACGGGGACGATGAAACCCCGATGCGAATATCTTTCAGGGGTGCTAGAAGGAGAACTATTCCGTGAATTCGAGCTGGGTCTTAGAATGCGCTGGAGATTCGATAAGCTGGATGTGATGGCAGAGGACAAGAAGTCGGAGGCGGAGAGACACGGTATCCTAGTGAGGGAGGGGATCGAAGATCCTGTATCGGCTGCCGAAGAATTGGAAGTAGAACCTGCTAAGGAGCCGAAACAGAGAGAGTTTCCGGTCTTTGCACAGCAACCGCGAACGAACGGACGAGGGGAATTTCAAGAAGAGATGCGGCAGTTTGAGCGGTTCGCGGTCAATCGTGTGAAGAGAGGACAGCCTTTCAGGGTCTTCAATACCAGCCATGTTCCGAAGACTCTCAAGAAATCCATCGAAGGACAGCTAGAACAGGCGAAGTCCGCAATGGAAGTGAAAGAAATCTTCCATGCGACAGGTGCCTGGGGGGATTATCCCGGAATAGAAGTTCCGCATTATGGCAATGGTAAAGTAATAGAGGATGGAGACATGGACAAAGAGACACGCGACGAGATCAAGGGACTGCGGGAGGATCTGCGCGCTGTTGTTTCCCAACGGAATGATGACTTCTTGAAGGCCATTCTAGCTCTTGTGGCCGGTCGTCAAGAAAAGGGTGGCTTGGATGGGTTGACAATCCACACCGATCAAGTGGACTACAAGCCTGAAGTCAAGCTGGTGCAGCCTCCCGTTGTGGTGAATGTCCCTGAGCAACCAGCTCCTATAGTGAACGTGGAGGTGAAAGCAGCGCCTCCAACAATTCAGGTGAGTGTTCCTAAACAGGCTGCTCCAGTAGTGAACGTGGATGCACGCCCTCCAAAGCTCACGGGACACAGAGAGCAATCTAAAGTCCGTAGAGACAAGAAGGGTCAACTCTTGGGACATGATAGTGAGGTAACCTATGACTATGACAAATGAGGAGGAGTTGGATCGAAAGTATGGGAAGGGATTGAACGCTGAAGGAAAGCCGCGAGAGAAACAGACATTGGAAATCCAAAACAGTACAGTAAGTGTAGTGTCACAAATCAAGCAAAAGGAGAACGAAGATGGCAAAGATAGTGCATGACGATGTGTTGGACGGTGCCTTTCTGGTTTTGGATAATGCTAACCAGATGACAGCCTGTGGGACTCAACCGACGACGCGCGCTCAGGCTGTGAGTACCTATTCGCTTGCGTCCACTGCCATGACACCGGCGACGGACTACACGATCTCGAACGGTGACACCAATGGGCGCAAGGTACGGATGGCAACCAAAACGGGGGTCTCTGTGGGGACTTCTGGGACCGCAACGCATGTAGCCCTCTGTGATGCGACGCGATTGCTCTACGTCACCACCTGCACATCACAAGCTTTGACCTCCGGGAATACGGTTGACTTCCCGGTATGGGACGTGGAAATCGCTGACCCTACGTAGTTCAGTGGATTGATACAACGTGGCTCATCCCGCCAAGGAGGCACGTGATCGGGCGCAATTAGCGTGGCCTGGAGCTACGGTTGTTGAACGACGCCGCAACTCCATAAAGCATCAACACCCCCTCAATCCAAACAAATTCATGTTGGATCTCGGAATCGGCCCGATGCACTTTGGGCCTTCCGAAGATCAGGAAATCAATACCGCTTGGCAACCTGGGATAGCTCCGTGGGACTTCCAGATGACCCAGGCGGGCTTCAATGCCTTAGCCCTCTCCAACTTCTCCTCTGGACAGATCGTCAAGTATGTCCATCCGGGGAGCGGAGAGAATATCGCTTTTCAGCCCCAGCAACTTCAGTATACCAATGACCTAAATCAGATTCAGGCGATTGCCAATCCGCAATCGGTGAATGCGGTCGTCCAGGATGATGTCCTGTTCTGGCAGGGGGCTTTTGGGCCGGGCTTTGATATCCGCTGGCAGGCACAGACCGCCCGTTTGGATAAGCGCCTGGTCGTGGATCAGGCCTCCAGATGGCCGACCCCCACCGCGCAGATTATCGCAGGTGGGAATCCAATCGCCCGACTGCAGTTCATCTTCCAGGTATCAACCGGCATCGACATCTTCGTGAACGGCGTATTGTGGACCCGCCAGCCCAACAGCATAAGAGATACGCAGACCTATGTGGAGTTCCGGCTGCAGGGGACGGGCGAGGTCCTGTGGAGCTTCAACCTGCCACGATCCAACGCTGCGCCGGTCGAGGATCAGGACCCGGATGAGTTACTAGGGACATTCAGGCTGCGCAGGACCGGTCCCAACCTGTTCGTGGAACACCGCATCCCTATCGCATGGCTCCAGGCCGCGGACTATCCCATCGAAATCGATACGACGATTGATGAGCAAGTAGGGGCAAGTGACGGAGACGCGTTCCAGGCGACAAGCGATGCGGTTACAGTGAATTCTGCAACCCCTAATGTTGATTCTGCTACTGAACATGCTGGTCATCGTTTTACTACAGTAGCTATTCCAAAACCAGCGACAATCAATGTCGCAAGCTTTGGCGTCACTATTTTAGCGGACTTTGTGGACGAGCCAATACATCGCCTGCGTGGACAGCTAAGTGCAACTCCTGCAGCTTTCACGACAACAAGCAATGACATTGATGCTAGAACACGAACAAGTGCCACGGTTCAATGGAACTCAACAGATTTGGGGGCGGGCACTGACGAGTTTTGGGAGTGGGGAGCTAGTGTTGCTGGCGTAGGTAATGGCGCAAATATCAACGCGATCATTCAAGAGATTGTTGATCTGGCTGGATGGGCAAGCAACAATAATCTTGTCTTGATCTATGAACAGCATACGGGTGATGGCCAAAGAGACCTCCAAATATATCACTATGACGGCAGCACCACATTCGCCCCCAAGCTCCACATCGAATACACCGCGGGCGTTGCTCTAGTTATTGCTGATGGCACTCATGCTCACAATGCCGAGAATGTAGTCCTTACACAACATCATGTTCTCACAATTCAGGATGCCTCTCATTCCCACTCTGCTGAAAACATCTCTCTAACCCAGCATCACATCTTAGTCATTCAAGATGCTATTCACACACATTCTGCTGAGTCGCCCACTTTAGTTGTTCATTACATCCTGGTTATACAGGATGCCTCGCATTCGCATTCGGCTGAATCCTTAGTCCTCATCCAGCACCATGTACTTGCAATCCAAGACGCATCACATGCACATACTGCTGACAACATCACGCTTGTCCAGCATCATGTTTTGATTATTCAAGACGCCGCACATGCACATACCGCAGAGAATCTAACTCTCGTCCATCATCACATCCTCGTCATTCAGGATGCAGTTCATAGTCACACCGCAGACAATCTTGATCTAGTCCAGCATCTGACGCTATCGATTCAGGATGCCAGTCATTCCCATACAGCCGAATCCCCAACACTGATTCAGCACCATGTACTGATCGTTCAAGACGCTACTCACGCGCACTCGGCTGAATCTCCCACCCTTATCCAGCATCACATTCTCGTCATCCAGGATGCTTCTCATGCGCATTCAGCGGAGACGCCCACGCTTGTTTATCACTACATTCTCACAATCCAGGATGCTCTGCATTCCCACACAGCCGAGAACCTGGATCTGGTGCAGCATCACGTCCTGACTATTCAGGACGCATTACATTCGCACACCGCCGAAAACATCGCACTCATTCAGAATCACGTATTGGCAATCCAAGATGCACTGCATGGACACACCGCTGATAACATCATCCTGGGTGTTGCTGGTGTCCTGGCTATTCAAGATGCTCTGCACTCCCATAGCGCAGACAACATCGCTCTTATCCAGCACCACGTTCTGGCAGTTCAGGACGCGCTACATTCACATTCCGCCGATAGCTTAGTCCTCATTCAGCATCATCTCTTGGCAATTGCAGACGCGCTACACGCCCATACTGCGGATAGCTTAGTTCTCGTCCAGCACCATCTATTAGCGATTGCTGATGCACTTCATGCTCATTCGGCAGAGAACCTCACTCTAACCCAACAGCATGTTCTGGCTATCGCAGACGCCCTCCATGTCCATTTAGCGGATAACATCACTCTGAGCGGGCCTGCGGTCCTGGTCATCCAAGATGCCCTGCACGCGCATCTGGCAAATAACATCGTTCTGGGTGGAGTGGAAGTCCCTGGCGGAATCCTGATTTCAGACCTGATCCGTCGCAGAAAAGAGGAGTTCATATTCACCCCGGATGAGGAAGAGGTCTTCATGGTGGCAATAGAATGACCGATAGGGAGTTCTGGCTGATAGTACGCAGAGCCTTATTGATGCTTGTGCGGGCCATCGAAAAACGATATACAATAGCAGACGAGTAGCCGCCCCTTCGGGGTCCGCATCCCAGGCCGCCGCAATTGCGCCCGCCTTCTTCGAGAGGTGGGCGTTTCGTTTGTGGCAGAACTACCGGATAGGATGGATTGGGAAGGTGAAGTCGTCGGGCGACTTGCTAGACTCCTACAGGTACAAAAGGCGCAAATTCTAGAACTTCTAGGAGATCCGCCGGACATTAACAACATACCTGAATCGGTCTGGCGAGAGCACGGCGACCAGTTGTTTCGTGAGAAAGATAGCTTTGCGATCTATATTGCCGCTGCCGAACACATCCTCGCTTCGCAGCCTATTGGAGTTGATTGGGGACTTGTGAATGAACATGCAGCAAGATGGGCCAGAGAACATGCTAGAGACTTGGCGCTAGATATCGGTTCAACAAATCGTCAGAATGTCGCGGAGGCGCTTGCGGGATTCTTTGAGCAACAACAGACCATCGGAGATTTGCGTAATCGGTTAGCCTCTCTGTTTGGTCCAGTTAGAGCAGAGCTTATCGCTTCAACAGAAGTAACAAGGGCGGCGGTAGAAGGTGAACTGGACTTGGTTCGTGAACTTGGTAAAGAGGGTGTAGAGCTGACAGCTTTCTGGGTCACAGAAAGAGATGAAAAGGTGTGTCCGATCTGTGAACCATTGGACAGACAACCGGAATCCCCCGAAGGAGGCTTTGTTCCTGAAGGCGAATCTGGACCTGGAATCCCACATCCTCCCGCGCATCCGAGATGTCGATGCTGGCTGAATCATATCTATGTTGGACAGCGTGAGGCTATCGGTGCCTGACGGGATACGAATTGAGGGTTTGCCAGAGCTTCAGAAGATCATGAAAGAGATCGGTTCTTTGCGTCCGGTCATCAAGGGATTGGGGAAAGCGGCAGTGCATGTGAAAGGCAAGATAGCCGATCCTCCTCCAGTGAGTCGAAGACCAATGGCACAGTTCTGGACCGATAAGCAACGGAGGGGCTTCTTCTATCATTTGAACGTAGGAAACATCGAAGTTCCTTATATTCGAAGAATGAGTAAAAGATCCGAGGATCTCGGCCATAGTTGGACAGTCAAATCAGGTAAGGGCGGGCTGGAGTGGAAGGTAGGAAACGATACTAGCTATGGTCCTCTAGTGCAGGACAGAGATAGGCAGGCACGCTACCATAGGGATACGGGCTGGATCACAACCCAGAAAGTCGCAGAAGATGAGGCCGATACCGCCAGTGAGATTGTCAAGAAGCAAGTAGACGCGGCCTTGGAGGGACGGAATGCCTGAGCCTGGAGCAAATGAATCACAAGACGAGTTCATGCACCGATGTATGCCTATGATGATGGACGAAGGGAATGAACAGGATCAGGCAGTTGCTATCTGTATGTCGAAATGGAGGGAAGGAAACAAGATGATGGACTTCAATGGCATAGAGAAGGATTGGCTCGTCTCTTATGGAAGCGCAATCAAGGCATTAGATAACGGCCATGTAGAAGGTTATCTAGTGCGCTTCACCGATCCCGAGTCCCCCGATCTTGATGGTGATTTTTTCACTAAGGATACTGACTTCGATGCGAAGACTGGGGATGAAGTCACTATCTACTATCACCACGGGATTGATCCTGCATTGAAGACTAGAAAGCTTGGATCTGGCAATCTCCGATTTGATGATGCTGGCGTGTGGTTTGAGGGCCAGATGAAGTTGCGGGATCGGTATGAAAACTACGTCCTACAATTGGCTAAGGCCGGGAAATTGGGATGGTCCTCCAGTACTGCTCCCAATCTTGTCTCACGCGAACCTATGAAGGGCGTGAACTGGATCAAGGAATGGCCGCTTGGACTTGATGCAACAATGACACCAATCCCCGCTGAACCACGCAACGGTGTGGCAGCTAAAGCGCTGTTCGATGCTGCTGGACTCCAGATGCCAGAGGCGTTCAATGAGGCAGATGAGGCGAACGCG